GGTTTGCTGCCAATGTAATTTTTGTAAGCAGTAAAAGTGTCAATGCTTGTGTCATGTTTATACTCATCAGGCATTGCCCTTGTAAAACTAGTAGGTGGTGGACAGTCAGGGAAAATAATGTCAGCACACTCTATAGTATACTGGCAACTATGTACCTTACTGTATCTGTGTGTATATTCTGCACACAGAGCTAGACCGTGATCAATCAACCAACGAAAGTTAGTCTGTGCCCAGATAGTACAAGGATGATTACGGAATGCACCTTTGTCAGTCTTGTATGGTTCGCCATCTACTTTAGGTAGGACACCGAAACCATGACCCCACTTTTCTGATGCAACAATAGATAACATTTGACATGTCTCTAGAGGCATCTTGACAATGTGTTTGTCAGGTAAGACCTGTGCAGATTTGACAGGACTTGAATCAGTTACAAAGATATTCAATTGGGTTCAAGGGCGATAAAGTATGTAAGATCAACATCAGTATTAGTCCATTCGGAAATTAGATGTTGAGATACTTTTACATTATAGTCGCCAGGCAAGACACGAATGTTTTCAATCTTGAGATCAAGACTAAACGTGCCAGTAGCAGTTCCTTGTATTGTAATGTCGTAAGTATTACTAGTATCGTTTTCCTTATCCCTGAGAATAAGTTTGATAGTATCAGATCCTTCTTCAGAGAAGAATGTAAGATCAGGCAAACTATAAATGGCGGATGCCTTCTGTAGTGCTAGAAGATCATCACTAGAAAGATTGAACTGAAGATCAGAACCAGGAAAATTTACGTTTCTTTCTGGTGCAGACTTGAGAGTAATCTCAGGATCAGAAAAATAATACTTAGCAGATTGGCGACCACCTTTGATGTTTACAAAATCAGAAGTTGTAAATTCTAATTGAGGATCATTAAACAAAGAGATGCCACTGAGAAACTGACTTAGATCATAGATTGCAAAGTCGGATGGAAATATTTCTTCACCAGTAAACTTTGCTAGAATGTTTTCAGCATTTGAAATAGTTCTTACAGTACTTCCTTTACGAAATACTATTGAAGAATTTATGGTGCTAAAGTTTTTAAGAACATCCAGTGTTTTTTTGGATAAAGTAACTTTACTCATAATGTAGGTTTGTTGTGAAAATGTAAAAGTAATACTGCGTAGTGAACAACTTTGAAGATGTCTTTTTTTGCTGTACCTTTTTTGTCATAGCGTGAAGCATATTTAAGTATGTTAGACCTACAGAATGCTTCAGCATCACCTATAGCATCAATAAGATCAAGAGTTTGAACTCCATCATTTTGACTATAGTGTGCACTGTAGGTATTGGAGATATAGTCAGAGATCTCGTCAAGAATCTCTTTCTCATTGTATTTCAATTCTTACTCCAGACATGTGCTATGTCACCATGATAACATTGAAATTCATTTCCGTCAAGGTCAATCACATTTATTTTATGTGTTGCCTTCCACTCCTCACCTCCGTCTCCTATGATGCGAACACTCCTGCCGTCTTTGAGACGGAGGATGTGTCCAAGGTATCCATTAAACTTCTCCTTCATCATTCTCCTCCTTGTTTAAGTCTACACCTGCATCAATCTTATCATACAACTCAATGAAAGATTGCTTAGTCTCTTCATCAAAACGGTTGACGCAAACTTTGATAGCTTTCATACGATTGTTCCAGATAGCATATGCTTTCATGATGTGAACAAGTCTACGAGTAGAGATGACTTCATCAATACCGCCATCCTTGAAAGTTCTACGGATGATATCTGCCCAGTTAGAAAGATTAACGCAGAACTCTTCATCATGTTTACCAACAGATGCAGCAACACGAATAAGAATTTTTTGCTCAGTAGCAGGAGTAGGATACTCTTGCTCAAATGTCAAAGCAAATCTCTCAAGGAATGCTTCGTTCAAAACATTAGTACCGATGAATCTACCATCATCAGAACCTTTACCCTTTGTGTTTGCTGTAGCAATTACGTTGAAACCTTTTGCAGGATGAACATATCTACCTATCTTCTTAAGGAAAATACCTTTACCTTCAAGAACAGATTGTAAACAAAGGATCTTGTTTGATGCAAGGTCAACTTCGTCTAAAAGTAGGACAGCTCCCCTTTCCAAAGCTTCAACCACAGGTCCGTTGTGCCAAACAGTATTACCATTAACAAGACGGAACCCACCAATAAGATCATCTTCATCGGTTTCAATTGTAATGTTTACACGTATTAATTCTCTATTTAGAGTTGCACATGCTTGCTCAACAGAGAATGTTTTACCATTACCTGACATACCTGTAATGAAAGTAGGATAGAATAACTTAGACTGAATAACTTTCTTTACGTCAGAAAAATTACCGAAAGGAACATATCCATCATCCTTAGAAGGAATTAAGTTTTGTACGACAGAAGGCATTGCAGCAGGAGCATTGAAAGTTTGCTCAAGTTTTTCTTGAAGAGTAAGGTTCCACTTACCAATACTTTGTTTGTATTGTTTAAGTCTTTTCTTGACAGTAGCAAGAGAACAGTTGTAGTGCTCAGATGCTTCAAATAAATCTTTTGTACTCACCTCAGTACCAACCTTATCGGAAAGGTATGTAACTAGGTCTTCGGTTGTAACAGGAACAGGTTCAAAAGGCATGATGTAATGTGTGTTGTTGTGTATGAATATAGTATAGGATGTGGTGGGGTCAATGGCGACCCCTTGTGTGCCACTTTGTCAACTGACATACCCTATGAAAGAACTGAGTAGTTTTTTGTTAGTTGACTTGTTACCTAACATCTTCTTGAATGCACGAGAGATGTCTTTCTTTTGAGCACCAGACTCAACATCAAACTCAGTGGATTGGTTTAATGATCTACCATTGATAGCATACAATGCACTGTAAGCTTTTGGATTACTTATAATAGCAGACTTTTCTTTTCTCCACTGTTTTTGTAGTTCAGAATAGTTCTCAAAGTTTGCATACTTATCAACAAAACTATGAAGTCCACTACCATCAAGAATACGGAACCCAATAACATTTACATCAGGATTACGATCACGTAATTGTTGAATAAAAATGTTAGTAACATTATCATATTGAAACTGAGGATAAGTACGACCAGTTTGACGATCACGAAGAACTGCTGACCAATCTAAACGACGAGTGCGAACAACCCATCTATCTTCATACTCAATATACTGTTCATGACCATAAGAAGTTGTGCAACCTTCACCATCAGATAAGATGCAAAGATTTACTTTCTGTACATCATTATTTTTTTGAAACTCAGGAATGATGTAGTTCATCATAATGATTGCTTCATTCAAAGGAGTTCCAGAAAGTTGAAGACCTAATGTATACTGATAACCAGCATAACCTGCGTAGTAAGAAGCTTCTCTCCAAAGATTCTTACACATACGCTCATAGTCTTTACCATTAGAGCGAGATGAAATAAAGTTTATTAAGTGAAACCAATCATCAGTTATGTGAACAATATTCTTTTCAGCATTCTCTTGTTTGTAATCATTATACCTAGGTTCTTCAACATTTTGCATAGCACGTTCTGCAACAATCCAGTCATTAGTAAATCCATAAACTTCAAATGGGATTTGAACTTTCTTACAGAATGATGTTAAATTAAGTAATTGTTTTACAGTAGGAAGAATTTCATACTGCATAGAACCAGACCAATCAAGAAGAAACAATAAACCATGGTTCTTGCCATCAGGTAGTACAGTTATTTTTTTGAAGATGTCTTCGTTATAAAGATAAGTATGTAACTTAGTAGTATCAAGGACACCAGTCTTAGATTGACCAGAACGAGCATAAGCGTCAGCAGACTTACGGCACTCAAATTCTTTAACAAGATAGTTTACCTCCTTCTGAGATTGCTTACGAAAAGCATTATATGCACTGTCAACTATTCCATATACTTCAGAATCTCCTTTTTGACTATCAATCCAGTCGTGAAGTTTTTTCCAATCAACAACATGTTTATCTAGGTCTACAGTTTTAGGAATTTCAACATAGACTGAATTACGAGAATCAGCAGAAGAAAGATCTCCTGATGCATCTTCAAAAGAACGTTGAGTTTCAGAGTGCTCACCACCTTCAGAACCTGCAGCATCATCTTCGTAATCTTCATCATCCCAGTCATCAATAATATCTTCATCAATATCTGCATGAGTACCACCAGATGATTGTCCACCTGCTTGAGGTTTTGTTTTAGGTTGATCTTGCTCGTCACTATCTTGCTGATCAGATTGTTGACCTTGAGTTCCTTCACCACCACCATCAGATTGCTCAGGAGAGAATGGAATTTCTGCCTCTACCTCAGTTTTTTCTTGCTGACTAAACTCATATACATCAGCAGCAATCTGTAAAACTTCCTCAAAAGTCTCAGCAATATCAGTACGAGCAACAAATAATTGTTCTTCAATAGAAAAAGGAATCAATGCACTAGCACCAATCTTGAAATGAAGATTGATACGGTCAATCAAACTAAACTCATTCATATCTCTGCCATGAACACTGAAGAAATCCATGTCATGAAGTTCTTTGTATCCACCTGCAAAAGATTTTCTAAGACCTGGAAACTTACGCTTCATCAACTTCTCTATACGTGCATCCTCAATTACATTAACAAAATCTTTTGGACAATCTACATCAAGATCTTGATTAGGTGTGAACAATGCATGTCCTACTTCATGACCTACTAGCATGTCATATACTGTGCTAGATGCTTTATCCCACATTGGCAAAGTCAATACACGACGATCTACGTCAAACATTGCAGTAGGAACTTTGAGATGTTCTACAATGAGATTTTCAGTAGCAAGTAGTCTTGCTAAATTACCTTTGATTTCTTGAGTTTGCATGTGTCTTTGTGTCTGATGTATACATCATAACAAAGAAATGGACTAGCCAACCAGTGGATGTGACACTTCGTGAACTGTCTCCTCTATATTAGAGTAATTTTTATCCTTGTTAACAGTAATAGTTCTATCAAATTTATCATCAAGTCCTTGTTTATGACTAATCACATATACTTTAGTGCTCTCATCAAAGTTTCTTAAAATCCATCCTAGATCAGATGTGCCAGATTGATCTAAAGATCCATCAAAAATTTCATCTAGAATAAGTAAGTTAGTATCCACGCTATTCTTAAGCTTAGCAATACTACGCCAAGTGAGCAAAAGAGCGATATCAATACGAGCTTTTTCGCCTTCGCTGAAACTATCATAGGAAAATACGTCACGGTATCTACTTTTAATTATCTCATCAAAGTTTTCATCAAGGGTGAAATTGACATAAAACTCCATCCTTTGTAAGAAATCGTTAATTAACTTATTCATTGTAGGAAGATAAGTCTTGATAATCCTAGTCTTTATCCCATTGTCCTTAAGTAGTTGTCCTGCAGTTGTCAGGACATCACGATCTTTCTTTAAAGCAGCGTGTTGTTTACTATAATCTTTTTTATTACTTACAAGAAGTTGTAATTTATCATACTCTGCTTTTTTGTCTGGGTTTGATCCTTCTAGTTCTTTGATCTCTTCTTGTAATGATTCTATCTGTTTACGAATTGTCAGTAATTTAAAATTTGTTTGACTAATCGTTGTATTGATATTGTTTACTTCAGTTGACAACTCAGTAAATTTATTGAATCGTTCTTGTTCATCAGATATTGCTTTCTCTAGATCTTCATATCCAATATTCATTTCATCAACTTTAGATTGACCTGCCTCTAGCTTTTCATTACGAAACTCTTCAGATAGTTCCTGTGTACACGTTGGGCACACATGATTGTCCTCAAAAAACTTATGCTCTTTCTTACATGTGTTCAGTTTATGTGTTAACTTGATCAAGTATGTGTTTAACTTACTAAGTTTTTGACTGGACTGTTGATACTCCTGCATTTCTTTATTAAGTTTTCCGATTTGATCAGTAAGAATTGATACATCTTCAGCACCTTGGAGTTCTGTATTTTTATACTCGTTTATTTTTACTTGTTTGCGATCAATCTCCTCCTGAGTCTTTTTCTCTAGAGAAAACATATGTTGTTTCTGTAACTCAATTCTATCTTTAAGTAGATCAAGTTGATAATCAATGTCACGTAGCTCCTCATTATTGCCACGCATCTTATCCTTAAGGAGGATATTCATTGTAGAAAATACTTGGATGTCTAGAATGTCCTCAATAATATCACGACGTTGAGCACCAGGCAGTTTCATGAATGGCACAAAAGTAGAAGAACCTAGAACTACAATCTGTGTAAATGACTTATAGTTCATCTTGAGAACATTTGCTTCAAAGTTTTTCTGCTGTTCTACTTGACTACTGTCTTGATCCCATGCTTTTCCATTGCAGTAGATCTCAAACTTACTGGGTTTCATACCACGTATAACTTTATACTCTATCTTACCAATACGAAACTCAATCTCTGCTACACAATCTTTTTCGTTGATACTATTGACCAACATACTTTTACTAATCTTACGGAACGGTCTAGAAAACAGAGAAAAAGTAAGAGCATCCAAAATGGTACTCTTACCCGCACCGTTGCTTCCAACGATTAAGTTTGTTCTCGCAGTTTCTAAATCAATTTCACTAAAAACATTACCCGTAGAAAGAAAATTCTTCCAACGAATCTTTTCAAATACAATCATTATAAGGTATCAGGTTCATCAGGTGGTATTAAAAAATCGTCAGGTGTAATTATGGAAAAACGTTGTCCACGATCTTGACATGCTCCTATTATAACATGATCTTCCATTTCCACAACCTGCATTGGAGGATATTCTTCTTCTTGTATCATCATTAAGTATCTTTGAGCATCATCATTCTTAGTCCATATAGGAACTACACGACGCTCTTCGTCATCAAAAACAGAGAATACACCTTCGGGATGGTCTTCTATTGTTAGAATGAACATTAGACTACTTGGCAGCTTTCAATATATAGGGTTCTCATAAGAGACTTCAAGTCAGATTTGTCTACGGAGATTTCTACTTCATCAATGTATTCATTGAGAAGTGTCATTGTATCTTTTGTTTCTAAATCAGTGTCATCAATACCATCAGCATCTACAAGTGTCTCAACAATTTTAACATCATGAGCACCTACATTATAAAGACGATCAACCAATGTTTCAAACATTTGGTAGTCACGTTTCTCTTCAACGATGAGTTTGATAAACTTGTCTTTATAACTAGACACATCTGATTTGTTGTAGTCAGACTTGGCATCATCATAAAAGATTTTTTCAAAAATTTCGTATGGATTTGCGATGAACCTAAGTCTATCACTTTCAGTATCGTAAATATGAAATCCACGAGAGTCCTTATAATCATTCCAATACATTTGATATGGATTGCCTAGGTACTGGACGTTACCATGTTTTGATTTGTGATGAAAATGTCCAGACCAAACACGTTTAAAGTTTTTAAAATCAGATACTTTAAAACCTCCTTCAAACCTCATACCAGGTGTAACTTCAAATCCATCACACTCCATGTGACTACACACAACGTCTGCTTCACTCTCAGAAATAAACTTTAAAGATTCTTCTCTGTTACCAGCATTAATCCAAGGAAGCATCAAGAATCTTTTATTACCCATCAAAATAGTTTGTGGTTCAGAATAGATTTTAATGTTACTATACTTTTCCAGAAGTAGCTCTGGTGAATTAATTTTGTTGGTGTTCTTATAGTAAGTACAATGATTACCTAAAATCATATGAACTTCATAATCTTTTAACCGTTGGAAATAATTAGTATCAACACGGTTAAAAGTATTATAGTCCATAGACTTTCTGTTATCAAAAGTGTCACCCAAGTCAAAGACAACTTTGATACCTTCTTTCTCAAGGGTAGGAAAGAAAATGTTATCATAAAATTTCTGGAAGTAATTCCAAAAATTAATGTTTCCTTTTCGTCCATCAAGATGCTGATCAGTTATTATTGCAATCTTCACCCTATGTCCTCTGCTGCAGGAATACCTTTACTCTTTATAAAAGTTTTACTTTCATAATCAAATCTAGGATGTGGTTCAGCAGGAACCCATGGTTTCTTAGATTCATTTCCGATAACAATAAATCTATCAGCAGCAAACGTACCTGCTAGACTAATCTTAATGTCTTCACCATCAACCCAATTCATTGTGCCATCCTTTTTAGTATGGTTCATCAACTCTTGGATCCTGTCAATCATTTCTTGAGTTAGTTTCATTGAGGTTTATGATCTTTAAATTTATCATGGTTACCATCACCTGGCATTTTACCAAAGGCAACATATTCAATTGCTTGTAAAGAACCTTCTAGTCTAGCTAGATCTTTTTGAATGCGAAGATATTCTTCATATGATTCTTTTACTTCTGCTGCTCTAGCAGATAATTGAGTAGTTCTTTTTGTGAAACGCTCAATAAGTTGATCGTAATTTTCCGTAGGTTTCATTTTGTGTCTTGTTGTAAATAATTACTCGTTCACCATCATGGGTAAAAACAAGTTCGTCATCGTCTTCCCAACATAGTTCTTGATACAATGCATTCAGACGACGCATATCATCATATAGATCGTTGGTCATTAGCGATTCATTTTTGTTTCAATGTTTTCTTTAATACTACCCATATCAGAATAGGAAGCATTCATACCTGACATGTTACCAGTATATCGGTCTGTGTGCATTACCTCATCAAACCCTGACCTTTCTAAGATCTTTCCTTTAATCTCTAGTTGCTTTTTTTCCTTTTGGATCCTACGCAAGAATGCATAGTATATAATTTGAGTAAAATAAGCAAATGGATTTTTAGATTTCTCTGGATTAAAGTTATCAATATATTGTAAACAGTTTTCAATACCATCACAGATCATATCCTCTCTAAACATATAGTTTACAAAGTTTGGTTTGTATGACAGGTGTGTTGCAATTTTTAAAAAGCAAGATCCAATATATTCAGGAACTCTTGGTCGGTTTTTGTCAGCCTCTTTAGCAGCATGAACTTTGTCACGATAGTCTGTTATCGCAGCAAGGAATTCTTTGTTATTTACATAGTACTCGGTTTTTTTTCTTGTCATCCTTTTGTATGCCATGGTTTAATGACCATTATCATGTTCTAATAGTAGCACATAGAAATGGATTTGTAAAGGGGACTTGACAAACATTACAAACCTCAGTACAATTAACCTTGTAGAGGTTCAGAAGGAATATATTAGCTTTTATTAAATATATTTTCTAAAGATTTTTTCATGTCTGCTACAGATCCTAGGTAACCAGATTTTTTTGGTAACTTACTTCCTTTGCCATTTAGACTTTTTCCATTCTCCATTCTTAATAAAGTCTCATGGTAAAACTCTACAATAGGACCTTCTATTTCAATCATGGTCATTATATGATCACGTTTAATAATAAACATTTTATCAAACGACGCACAAACCCACTCTTTAAAACAGAACCCAGATATTTCTAACTGTCCTTTTCTTTGTTTAGCTGCATCTACTTGAAGAGGGTTATCTAATAATACTTTATCTTCATCCTCTAGATAAACAACTTTAGATACTATCTCTTCTCCAGTAATGAGTTTTACACTTGCAAAAAATTCTTCTTCCATATTTAATTTGCTCTTAGGTTTACTTTAATAACTTCATATTTAAAATTTTCATCATTGTAAATGTTAACTCTTTCATTCAAATGACGAAGTGTATAATTTTGACCGCCGATGTCATCAGCTACATCGTACAAAGTTGCTATCTCTTTACCTTCACCTTTTCTGAGAACTCTACCAATTGATTGTAGATTTCTAATTCTTGACTTTGATGGCGAGGCAAACACGATATTGTGAAGACGCTTAATGTTAATTCCAGTTGAGAAGGTGCCGTAAGAGGCAACAATGATTGCATTTGATTCTGTTTCTGTAATTTGGCGAACTTCTTCTCGGTCTTCTACTTCAGTTCCACCATGAACAAAAAACAGTTTTCGCTCAGGGTCTATGGTATTATTTATCAATTCGTAAAGTGGTTCTCCGTGTTTCTCTACGTAGTTAAATAGTACTAGGGTGTTACCATCTAGATCATTGACTAGATTTTTAATTAAATTGTTTCTTCCTTTATGCTCTACGAGATATTCCATCTCGTCATGATACGATTCAAAATGTTGAGGAGCGTGTTGACAAAGGAGAACTTTGATTCTAAACTTACTAAGATAACCTGACTTAATAAGATCATCGGTCTTGGTAACTCGTTCACAATCACCAAAGAGTCCCTCTAGTACCCATTTATGAGTCTTAGATCCATCTAGAGTTCCAGTAAATCCAAATCTATACTTAGCATTATGCAGCTTAGTCATGATGCCAGTCAATGATTTACTCTTGAATAGATGTGCTTCATCACCAATGACACAATCTATATCATCAAAATATCTCTTGGGAAACTTGTAAATTGATTGCCAAGTTGATATAATAATATTCTTATCAGTTATCTTATCCTTACCACCGTAAATCTTATGAATAAAAGAATCAGCGTCCCACCCATAGTCACTGAAATCGCTAACCATTTGCTCAACAAGGGAAGTAGTTGGGACGACTATAAGTATCTTCTTTGCGGTGGCAGCATAGTATCTGACTATGGAGTA